CTGTGGGACTCTGACACCCAAGCACTATTTGCCAGCATCATTGCATTCCACTTTGGCGGTCGGGCGTTTGGCAAATGAATGTCTCTGCCAAAACCATTGAGATGATCAAACACCATGAGGGTGTTCGATTTAAACCATACCAGTGCCCAGCAAAGCTGTGGACAATAGGAGTAGGCCATGTTCTTTACCCAAATCAAGGCAAGATGCCAATTGATCAAAGAGGCGCTTACGCGCTTCATCCAGAAGATAACCGAGCGTTTTCAAAAGACGAAGTAGATGCAATTCTTCGAGCCGATCTGGATCGCTTTGAGCGAGGCGTGGAACGTTTCTGCCCTGTCCTTCTTACACAAGGGATGTTTGATGGCCTTGTGTCTTTTAGTTTTAATGTCGGTCTGGGAACACTACAGCGTTCGACGCTTCGTCAAAAGGTTCTTCGGCTTGACAAAGAAGGCGCAGCCGAAGAACTATTGAAATATTGCATGGCTGGCGGCAAGGTTTTAAAAGGCTTGCAAAACCGCCGCATAGACGAGCGCCGCTTATTCCTTAGTTAGCGCCCTGTACGCCTCTATGGCGGTCTTTAGATCGCATTGTAGGTGCTGTATGCGGTCGTCTTGCTCACACAGCTTAACGTAGGCTTCTTGCGCAAACTTAATTAAGTTGGCTTGGCTCCATGTTGCAAAGTCTGGTCTGTTAATCATTGGCTTCCTTTTTAGATGGCGCGTCCAGTTCAAGGCGGTAATACTTGGCTGGCATCTTGGCGTTTTTGTCCAGTTGTTTGCGTAGCCATTCAGCACCACCAAGTTCTTGCAAGATCATCCAATGTCTATCTGACATTCGGACTTGTCGGCCTAATAGGGGTTCAGGTGGTTTTGGTCGTGGCATTTACCTGACTCTCCTAAGCTCAAACGCTTTCTCTGGAGGCGGCGGTGTCATGTTTTCGCTGGGCGGTGTCCAGCCATGCTCGCGCCAGAGCGCCTGCACGTCGGAGCCGCGCTGGTAGTTAAATGCGCGGTCTTGCAGACTCTTGCTTGGATAGGTCACTTTGGTTCCTTCTGGGGGTGTCCAGTTGATCATTGTGTTGCTCCTTTTAATAGTTCTAATCTTTCCCGCGCTACGCGCAGGGTGTTATAGCGCTGGTGAAGGCGCTCAAGCATGCTGACGCGTTTAGCGCCCTCACGTTCTTCGTGTAGCAGTCTGAGAACTTCTTCTTCGCTCAGACGGCTTAATTTGCTGTTAAGGCTTCGCCAGGTGTCGTTCAATTTTGTTCTCCAATTCAATAATGTCTCGTTTGCAATTACTGTACGCACGGGCGGCGGCGTTAAAGTTGCGGTATCTAATACGTCTTTCGGCTTTGGCCGCTTTAAGTTTGGCCTTCCAAAGGTCAATGCGTTTCATTTAAGTGCTTCCTGTAGTCCGGCCAAGCCATCGACGCGCTTGCCATTGATAAAAATATGGGGTAAATCCGGGCTAGATTCCAAGTCCATCTCAACATAGTTAATGTTTTTAGCCCGCAAAAGTTGTTTGACTTCGGTGCAGTCGGGGCACAAGCGCTTGGTGTAGATCACCACTTCCATGGCTTTCCAATGGTAGGGTTGGCCACCTTCTATTTCTTGCCCTAGTCGTTGCACCTCACGCATAGCATTCTCGCGCTTGATGCGGTCAAACTCGTCGTCTTCGTCGGTGTGGATCATGTGCTTTTCTCCTTAATGTCGTAAAACCAATCATCACCCGCAGACCACTTGCGCGTGCCGTCCACTGTCCACAGGCGCTGCGCCGCTTGGAAGTCAGGGAACTTTGTCTCAGCGGGGATCAGGCTCTGGTCGTACCACAGGCATCGGTTGTTTGGCTGGCAGGCAAACTGGCCGTTGTCTAGCGCAATCCAATTGAATGACTTGTGTTCCTCGGCTTGTTCGGTAAACCCCGTGTCCAAGTCCATCCCATCAGCGCAAAAGTCCACCGTAAACAAGTAGCGCCCAAAGTGCCACTCTTTGTCTTTGCCCAGAAACTTGACGCCCAAGTTACGCAGGCCGATCTTTTCAACAATGGTAAAGCGGTAGCCCATGCAGTCCCATAGCTGAAGCGTGTCAATTGGCAGATTGCCAGCGTCTGCGTGCCAGACATAGGCGTGGATGGGTAGCTTGTCGTACAAGGCGCCATACGCAGGCAGTAGGCTCTCAATACGGAACACTTGGCCACGCAAGGCTTTAAGGCTTACCCAGATGGCTGGCTCCAGTTCGTTGTGGCCTTTGTGATCGTTGTACAGAAACTCGCGCTTCACAAAGCACTTCATGGGCGGCAAAGACGCCACAATATAACTCATAGCGGCGCGTCCTCATAATTGTCAGGGTTAAACTTAGGCACTTTGTTGCCCTTGTCTTTGGGGTTTGGAAAAGGCGGGAATGGCCACATTATTTAAGTTCCTCCATTGCAACATCAGATATGGCGCGCTTGTCGTGAAGCGCCACCCAAATTTTTTCATCCACTGTTTTGCTTGTCAGCATCACATAGCACCACACAGCGTGTTTTTGCCCGCTGCGATGCAAACGACCAATGGTCTGTTCGTACAATTCCAGACTCCACGGCAACGACAGAAACACCATGTGACAACCACCGTGTTGGAGGTTGAGGCCGTGGCCTGCTGACTTTGGATGGACGGCCAGTAGCCTGATCTTTCCATCATTCCATCGCTCGATGGCGTTGGCGTCGTCAAGGGTTTGCAAGTGTCCAAAGCGGCGCTTAAGTTCGGCAAGTTCTTCTTGGTAGTTGTACACAATAATGGTGTTGGCATGCTGGTTCTCGTCTAGTAATTCTTCAAGGCGTTCAAACTTGTGCAAGCTGTACCAGATCGGGCGCTGGGTGGACGTAAACTTGCCAGGCGACTCAGACGGCGTGGTCTTGGTGTCGTAAACAAAACCTGACGCCAGTTGCTGTAGCTTGCCCGTGACAACGGCGGCGTTGGCGGCTGTAATGCCGTCTAGTACGAAGTCTTTCTTGAGTGTTTGGTACGGCGTCAGATCCATCGTGCAAGCTAACTCGACAGTATGCAAAGGCGGCAACTTGTCCTTATACTCACCTGCTTCCAAGACAAATGTGGCAGGCTTGATCACGTTCATTACCTTTTCAAGCGACCCTACTCTGGGCGCCCATTCGCCAAACTCTTTGTTGATCAGCACAAAATATTGCTGCATGAACGCGCCTTTGCTGCGGCCAAGCAACGACTGGTCAACAATCTTGCACTGGCCAAACACGTCTTCAAGGCCGTTGCTGGTAAATGAGCCAGTCAAGCCCCAGCGCACGGACATGGGGTCAACCACTTTGAGGAACGCTTTGAAGCGTGTGCCTGATGGATTCTTGAGCCGCGTCAGTTCGTCAAACACCACGCCGTCAAAGTTCAGCTTTTGCTCGGCCAGCCACTGCAAGTTGTCGTAGTTGGTCACGACCACTTGGGCGTTGCTTTTAAGAGCGTCTAGGCGCTGCTTAGGTGCGCCAACGCACAGAGCCATGCTGATGCGGTCAGCCCACTTGGGGCGCTCAACTGGCCACACGTCCGTGCAGACGCGCTTAGGCGCCAGCACCAGCCAGCGCTTGACGTGCCCGTCGCGGATCATCTCCCACATGGCCGTCAGAGTGATGGCCGTCTTGCCTGCACCGACTGGCGCCAAGATCATGGCGCGGTCATGCTCAAAGAGAAAGTCAGCGGCTGTCTCTTGATACGGCCTAAGTTGCATACGCGCTTTCAAACACATGCAAACCTAAGTCAGAGTCAACACAATTGCGTAGCGCCTGGCGCTTGTTAGAAATCTTGCTGGCCGCGACAATCTCATGGCCTTCAAAGTCTGAAATCTTGTTCTTGTGCCGGATGTCAGATTTGTCAAACTTGCGCGCGGGGACGTCAAAGTTCGACCAAAACAAATGGCGCTGCATTTCAAACGTGGGTTTGACAAGTGGCTCGTAGTAAGGCTTAACGTTTTCAACAACGTATTTGCCTTTGAAATAGTGCTGTAAAAATACAATCTGCGCGTATAGCGACATGTCGGGCATGATGGGCGCAAAGCCTTTGCCGATGACGCCAACGTTATGCCGGTATTGGCCGTGGCTTGGGCATGGCGGGCTGGCCCAGATAAAGTCAAACTCGGCGTAATGCTTTTCTAAATATGTAACCGCGTCGCCCACAACCACAACGTCTTGCGGGTAAAGCTGTCCATAAACTTGCGCAATCTCTGGCGAATATTCAACAGCTGTCACGGTACACCCCCCCCATAAACGGCGGTTGCCACCTATACCAGCGTATAGGTTAAGTACTTTTAATCCACTCATCAATTTGTTCCTTAGTCCATAAACACGCATAGTTCTGACGCAATAGCGCCATCTCTGTCTGAAATAGTTTTTGCAGTTCTGACAATCTGCCGCCTTTGGTTTTCAATTCCACAAACCAAGTCTGGCCATCGGGTAAACACGCAATGCGATCAGCTACACCTTTGCGTCCGGGAGATGTAAACTTCCAAGTCCTGCCGCCAATGCGTTGCACCGCCCAATCAAAATAAACTTCAATTTCTTTTTCTCTCATGTTGCAAAGTATACATGTAAAAAAGATTTGCACAACAATATTTTCTGTGCTAACATTCAAGTTCAATTCAATAAAGGAAAGTATGCTTCACTCAAATATCGTCGGCGGCTCTACCGCCAAGCGCGTCATCAACTGCCCAGGCAGTGTGGCGCTAGTGCAGAAAATGCCGCCAAGGCCATCCAGCAAATACGCTGACGAAGGCACACTCCTACACAACGTCATGGCCGAACTCATCATGGGCGACGAAGCCCCTGAGCATTACCTTGGCGCGCGTTATGAAGACCAAGTCCTGA